TTTGCTGGCTAGGACCCGGGGGCGGTGCCACCGGACAGCCGGGTCCGAAATCGACCCGGTGGCTGCGCTCGGAGAAGCCCTGGGACGACGTTGCGGGACGGGAGTTCGAGTCTCCCCACCTCCACCATAGGAGCAGGTCACTGACCTGCTCCTTTGCGTATCGGGACCACGGCGGGGCGACGCTGGGGCGACGCTTCGGCGGCGACCGCGGCGGCCCGGGCTCGGTCGAGCCGCTCGGCGAGGTCCTCCAGCTCGTCGGGCCACAGGTGCCCGTAGCGATCCAGGGTCATCACCGCCGACTTGTGGCCGAGCTGGGCTTGCACCGCCTTGACGCTGGCGCCCTGGCGGATGAGCAGGCTCGCGGCCGTGTGCCGAAGGTCATGGGCGCGCAGCGTCGCGGGCAGGCCGGCCCGGACGGCGGCCGGCTTGAGCTGGCCGTGGAGGAACTTCCGCTCGCGCAGCGGCCCGCCCAGGGGCGCGGTGAACACCAGCGCGTCAAGGTCGCGCGGCTGGTCAGCCAAATGGGCGGCGAGCAGGTCGCAGAGGAACCGCGGGAGCCGCACCGTGCGCCGCTCGTCGCTCTTCGTCGTCCCCCATTCGAGTTGGCTGCCTACCTCTGTCGCCGACTCGACCACCTCGCAGCGGCCCCGCAGCAGGTCGAGCCGGTAGACCCTGAGCGCGACCGCCTCGCCGAACCGCACGCCGGTATAGGCCAGGAAGTAGACGAGCACGCGGTAGTGCGGCCCGATGGCGTCGGCGAGCCGCTCGACCTGGCCGGCGTCCAGGAACAGCATCTCGCGCTCGACCCGCTTGGGCAGCCGCACCCCGGCCGCCGGGTTGCGGGCCAGCCGCCCACCCTCGACCGCCGCGGTGAAGACCTGGGCGAGCACCTGGTGGGCGTTGCGGATGCGCGAGGGCGACAGGCCGCCCTCGACCATGCCGGCGACCCACTCGCGCACCGCCAGCCGGTCGACGCCGGCCAGGGTCGCGGCGCCGAAGGTCGGGAGGACCTGGTTGTCGAGCAACTGGCGGTAGGTGCGCCGGGTGCCGGGCTTGAGGTCGAGCGTCGTCCGGTACCACCGCTCGGCCCACTCGCCGAGCCGGTCGCGGCCGGCCGCCGGGTCGACCCAGGCGCCCGCGTTGCGGGCTGTCTCGTTGTCGGCGAGCCACCGTTGGGCGTCGACCTTGCGGGCAAACACCTTGCGGCGCGAGCGGCCGGCCGGGTCGCGGTAGTTGACGCTGTAGGTCACCCGACCGTTGCGCTGGCGCTTCTGAATCGAGGCCATCAGTCTCCCGCCTTCCTTGGCGTGGCCGGGCCGAGCAGGCCTCGCTCGCGCGCCATCCGGACCCACCGGCTAGCCGTCGACCGTGGCAGGTCGAACCGCTGCATCACCGTCCTGGTGGGCGGGTTGTTGGTCGTGTAGGCAACCTGGTGGGTGATGGCGATGGCGCGGAGGTCCTGTTCGGTCGGCCCGCGGCCACCCTTGGCCTGCTCGGATAGCTCAAGCGGTTCCAGCGTGGAGAGGTAACGCTCCAGCGCCACGCGCATCAGCGCATGGACGGGAATCTCGCGGATGCCTTCGCTCGTGACCGGCGGCCCGTCCTCCCGCCGTCGGATGGTGAGCTGGTTGACGACGTAACGGCCCTGCTCGTAGGTGGCTTCGAAGTCGAGGCTGTAGAGCCCCTCCAGCTCCACGCGGTAGGTGAACGCCAGCGGGGCGGCGATGCCGGGACTCTGCGGGTCGAACGCTGCTGGGTCCTCTGTCATGGCGCCAGTGTGACGCCGTGAGACAACCTTGTCAACGCTGCTCCACATGTGGCACAGTCCCGTCACGCCAGGCTCGCTGGAGACGAAGGGAGACGCACGGTGGAGGCATTGATGAGCGAGGCGCAGGTCGCCGAGATCCTCGGCAAGCCGCCTCGGACGCTCCGCCAGTGGCGCTACTTGGGCACCGGGCCGAAGTACTTGAAGGTCGGCGCCACCGTGCGCTACCGGGCCCGCGACGTCGAGGCATGGCTCAGGGCGCAGGAGCAGGAGCCCGCCGCCCGTGCCCGGTAACGCGCGAAGCGGCCCCGAAGGGCCGCCCCGGTCACAGACACCGCCGCCAAGCAGGTCCACCGCGAGTCTACCCGACCAGGGTGACCCTCGGCGCGTCGGCGAGCTGCTGAGCGATTGGCTGGCCATCCGCATGGCCGAGGTCGACGACCTGGTGGCCGAGGCCCGGGCCCGAGTCGAGGCCCTGCCCGACCAGCGTGTCCTGTGGTCGCTGTTCGGCGAACTGCTGCTGGAGGTTCGGGGTCTGGCTCACGAGGTCGCCGAGCTGAAGGCGGCCCGGCGATGAGCATGTTCGAGGACCGCATCCTCGATGTCGCCGACGAGCCGGAGGGCGAGGGCGCCGAGCTGCTCGACCAGGTGGCCGCCGTGCTCGGGCGCTACGTCGCGTTCCCGTCGCCGGCCGCGCTCACCGCGGTCACGCTGTGGGCCGTCCACTGCCACGCCGTCATCGCGTTCGAGTCGACCCCGCGCCTGGCGCTGCTGTCGGCCGAGAAGGGCAGCGGCAAGACCCGCACGCTGGAGGTGCTGGAGCTGCTGGTGCCGCGGCCCATGCACGCGGTCAACGCGACCGCTGCGGCGCTGTTCCGCGCCGTCGAGGCCCACCAGCCGACGCTGCTGTTCGACGAGGCCGACACCTACTTCGGGCCGATGGCCCGCGGCGAGCACGAGGAGCTGCGCGGGCTGGTCAACGCCGGCCACCGCAAGGGCGCCGTCGCCTACCGCTGCGTCGGCGACCCCAAGAACATGCAGGTCAAAGAGTTCCCTGCCTACTGCGCCGTCGCCATCGCCGGCATCGGCGACCTGCCGCCGACCATCCTTGACCGGGCCATCCTGGTGCGCATGCGCCGCCGGGCACCAGCCGAGCGCGTCGAGCCGTTCCGGCGCCGCAAGGCCGCCAAGGCCGCCGACGAGCTACGCGACGCCCTGGCCAGTTGGATGGGCGCCCACGCCGAGCAGCTGGCCGACGCCGAGCCGGAGATGCCGCTCGGGCTGGTCGACCGACCCGCCGACGTGTGGGAGGCGCTGCTGGCCATCGCCGATGAGGCCGGCGGCCAGTGGCCGACCCGGGCCCGCAGGGCGGCGCTTGAGCTGAACGCCGCCCGGGTCGAGGCCGACCCGAGCCTTGGCGTCGCGCTGCTGCGCGATCTGCGCGCCGTGTTCGACGAGGCCGACGTGCTGGCGACCGAAGAGCTGCTCAAGCGGCTCTGCGCGCTCGACGAGTCACCCTGGGGCGACCTGCGCGGCAAGCCGCTGGACGCCCGCGGGCTGGCCCGGCGGCTACGGCCGTACGAGGTCCGCCCCACCACCATCCGAGTCGGCGACGCGACCCCCAAGGGCTACCGCCAGGCCGACCTGCATGACGCCTGGACCCGCTACCTGCCAGACACCCCCGAAACAACCGCAACATCCGAAACACCGCAGGCCAGCGGCGTTGCCCCTGTTGCGGATGTTGCGGACTTTCAGGGAGAGAGAGGCAGCGAGGCGCTGTTCGAGCCCGACGACTCGGGCCGGTGGTCGCGGTGAGCCGACCCGGGGCCGGCCTCTCATGCCGCCACGGGGGTCGGCTCGGTTCCAGCGTGATCCTTCCGCGGTCATATAGGTGTGCGAGACTGTCGATCATGGCAACCGTGAGCGTGTTGGACCGGGAGATGTTCTCGGAGGCTGAGGCAGCCAGGCTGCTTCGCCTCCCTCAGTCGACGCTCAACTACTGGTTGGAAGGCGGCGTCCGCCGAGACAAGACCTACAAGCCCGTCATCCGGCTGGAGCCTCGGGGTAGCAGATCGGTGACATGGGCCGAGTTCGTCGAAGCTGGCTTGCTGCGCGAGTACCGACGGACCCATGGGGTGCCCATGGCCGAGTTGCGGGCCTTCATCGGCTCACTCCGTGCGGCCTACGACGTGCCCTTTCCCCTGGCTCATCGCCGGCCCTTTGTTGGTGAGGGGCGCCAGCTCGTGCTCGAAGCCCAAGAGGCTTCGGGTCTTGATGCCGAATACTGCCTGGTGGCGGTGACCCGGAACCAGCTCATCCTCACTCCGCCAGCCGCCGCCTTCGTTGAGCGAGTGACCTGGGATCACGACGTGGCTGTCAGTTGGCGACCTCATGACGATCCGGCGTCGCCGGTTCGCATGACGCCCAATGTCCGCTTCGGGCTTCCGAACGTGAAGGGCATCAGAACCGAAATCCTTTGGGAGCACGTCGATGCCGGCGAGGGCATCGATGAGGTGGCAGCAGACTTCAATCTGAGGCCGAGCGATGTGGGCTGGGCTCTGGCCTACGAGCTTCCCCTCCGAGCGGCGTGAACCGAGGGGCCAAGCCGGCGGCCGTCCACTTCTACATCGACGCTGACATCTTGGGACTGGCCAAGCTACTCGTGAGCCTCCGGTCCGATGTGACCTATCCGGGCGATCCCGGCGGCACTATCCATCGTCGCCAACGCCCGCCTTGTCCCATCACGGACCCCGAGACTGATGACCCGGTATGGATACCTGAGACCGCCCGCCAGGGATGGCTGATCATCACGAGGGACAGCCATATCCAAGACCACCGAGCCGAGATCGACGCAGTACGCGACAGCAACGCCCGCATGATCGCCCTGGCCAGCAAAGAAGCGAAGAACACTTGGCTCCAGCTTGAGATCGTGATGAGCCAGTGGCGTGCCATCGAGCGGTGCTTGAAGGAGTCCGGCCCGTACATCTACACCGCCACCAGAACGACGCTTCGGCCGGTGGATCTTAAGTAGTCGATGGGGCGTCGGTTCCGTATGGCCAAGGGGTGCCGCGCGGTACACTTCTCGCAAACGCCCGAGTCCGTGGGAAGCGAGGTGCCGCCGCCGTGGCGACCCTGCTCGATGAGCTGCGCGAAAGGCGCACCGCCGCCAGAGACGCCGCCGACCAGGTGCTGGAGCGCGCCGCCGAACAGTCGCGCGATCTGACCAGCGACGAGCTGGCCGCCTACCAGGCCCGCGTCGTCGAGCAGCGCGAGGCCGATGACGCGATCGAGGCCGAGCACGAGCGCCAGCTCGCCGAAGCGCGTGCGGCCGCCCGCGGCAACCGCGGCCCGGTGCTGAGCCGCGCCGCGCTGGACACCGCCCGCGCGTTCCGCTCGGCGATCTACGCGAAGAACCCGGCGCCGATCGAGGTCTACAGCGACCTGCCGGACGAGTGGCCCGACGACCTGCCCGAGCCGCAGGGCCGGGTGGGCCGCGTCCAGGTCCACACCCGCGACACGCTCAAGAGTACGGCGACCCAGGCCATGGGCGTGGACGTGTACTCGCGCATCGTCCAGCACCTGGTGGAGACGTCGAGCCTGATGGCGGCCGGCGCGACGGTGGTGACCACGGCGACCGGTGAGGATCTGGTGGTGCCGAAGTCCACCGGGTTCGTCTCCTCGGCGATCATCGGCGAGGGCGCGAGCATCACCGAGTCCGACCCGACGCTGGCTACGGTCACGCTCAAGGCGTTCAAGTACGCCAACTTCTTCCAGGTGTCCTACGAGCTGGCCAACGACACGCCGACCAACCTACTGGACTTCCTGGCCCGGCAGGCCGCGCTGTCGCTGGGGCTCGGCGCGACCGGGTACGGCGACGACATCATCAACGGCGCCGGCTCGACCGAGCCGCGCGGGCTGCTGCTGGACGCGGCGACCGGGGTGACCGGCCCGGCCGGCACCGGCACGTCGCTGGGCGCCCAGGGCACCGCCAACCAGGGAACGGATGCCTTGTGGAACCTGGTCGGGTCGGTGGCCGAGCCGTACGCGCAGGCGCCCGCCGCGGCGTTCCTGATGCGCAACGCCAGCGACATCATCGTCCGCAAGCTGCGCGACACCACCGGGCAGCCGGTCGCCGGGCTCACCACCCGCGGGCAGATCCTCGGCTACCCGAGCTTCGTCGACCCGTTCATGCCCGCGATGGCCAACACCGCCGAGTCGATCGCGTTCGGCGACATGAGCCGCTACTTCGTGCGGCTGGTCAACGGCGTGCGGTTCGAGCGGTCGGACGAGTTCGCCTTCCAGTCCGACCTGGTGAGCTTCCGCTGCATCCTGCGGCTGGATGGCGCGCTGGTCGACCTGGGCGCCGTCCGGACGTTCGTCAACACCACCTGAGCAGGTCGGATGCCCTGGCAGTGGCCGTGGCGCCGCACCCAGGACCGGGCGCTGTTCAACATCGGCGACGTCCCGACGATGACCAGCTGGGCCGGCGAGCCGGTCACCGTCGAGCGCGCGCTGCGGCTGTCCACCGTCTGGGGCTGCGTGCGGCTGCTGGCCGACAGCGTGAGCACGCTGCCGCTGCACGTCTATCGCGGCGACGAGCGCGACCCGCTGCCGACGCCGCCGCTGCTGCAGCGGCCGTCCGCGGACTTCCCTGAGCTGTCGGACTGGCTGTGGGCGGTGATGGCGTCGCTGCTGCTGCGCGGCAATGCCTGGGGCGTCATCACCGCCCGCTCGGGCGTCGGGCTGCTGCCCGCCCAGGTCGACCTGGTGCATCCCGACTACGTGAGCGTGACCGAGACCCGCGATGAGCCGCCGGTCATCCGCATCGGCGGCGAAGAGGTCGACCGCGCGGAGCTGTTCCACTGCAAGGCTTTCCCGCTTCCGGGCAGCATGCTGGGGCTGTCGCCGATCGCCTACGCCCGCGAGGCCATCGGGTTGGGCGTGGCCGCCGAGAAGTTCGGCGCGCAGTTCTTCGGCGAGGGCGCGACCCCGTCCGGGGTGCTCACCAGCGACCAGCGCCTCAACCGCGGGCAGGCCATGGAAGCCAAGGAAGTGTGGCAGCACCTGCACAGGGGCCACCGGGACATCGCTGTGCTCGGCGATGGAATCAAGTTCCAGCCGATCAGCGTCAAGCCGGAAGAGAGCCAGTTCCTCGGCACCATCAAGGCGAACGTGTCGACCATCTGCCGCTTCTACGGCGTCGCGCCCGAGATGATGGGCGGCGAGACCGCCGGGCACGAGGCCTACACCTCGCCCGAGATGCGCGGGACCGACTTCCTCACCTTCACGCTGCGCCCGTGGCTGCTGCGGGTCGAGCGCGCCGTGTCCGGGCTGCTGCCACGCGCCCAAGCCGCGAAGTTCAATGCGGGCGGGTTCGTCCGCGCCACCCTGCGCGACCGCTACGAGGCGCACAAGGTCGGCATCGAGGCCGGGTTCCTGACCGTCAACGAGGCCCGCGAGCTGGAGGACCGGCCGCCGCTGCCCGAAGGAGGCGCCGTCGCATGACCGAGATCCTCACCCGTTCCTTCACCGCCGCCCTGCAGATCCGCGACGGCGGCGACGGCCGCACCCTGGTCGGCCCGGTCATGCCGTGGGGCGTCCACGCCGTGGTGCTCGACCGTGGCCGCGAGGTCGTCGAGGACTTCGCCCGCGGCGCGTTCGCCGACGTCGACCCGGCCAGGGTGCCGCTGACCGCCACCCACCCGCGCGACAACCAGACGCTGCCGATCGGCCGCACCGTCGAGCTGCGCGACGAGGCCGACGCGCTGCACGGCGCATGGCGGGTATCCAAGACCGCGCTCGGCGACGAGGTCCTCGAGCTGGCCCACGACGGCGTCCCGCTCGGGCTGTCGGTCGGCTTCCTCGAGCTGCCCGGCGGCAACCGCTGGTCGACCGACCGCAGGCGCGTCACCCGCACCAGGGCCGCCCTTGACCACGTCGCCGTCGTCAGGGTGCCCGCCTACCAGGGCGCCGCCGTCGCTGGCGTACGGGCCGCTGAGCCGCCAGGGGCCGGCCATCCGCGCGCCGGCCTGGCCCGGCGATGGCGCTGAAGCGGCCGTGTCTTGGATGCGGCGTGCTGGTCCGCGGCGCGTCCCGCTGCCCGCGCTGCCAGGGTGAGCGTGACCGGGCCAAGTTCGCCCGGCGTCCCGAGTACAAGACGGCCGCGGAGACCAGGCGACGGCGTGAGGCCGTGGCCGACTGGCGCGCCCGCTGGGGCGACTGGTGCCCCGGCTACTCGGAGCGGCCCGGCCGGCCCGGCCATCCCTCGGCCGACCTGACCGCCGACCACGCCGGCATGGTCGGCATGGGCCACCCCGAGGACGGGCCGCTGGTGGTCCGCTGCCGCTCGTGCAACTCGGCGAGGGCCGCCGCCATCCTGGCCCGCGAGATGCGCGTTTCCCCCACCAGGCCGGCCGCTGCGTCCCCGCGCCCGCCCGAGTCGCGATTACACATCGCGGCGGTGGGGCCGCAGTAGAGTACCGGCATGAGGATCGGCGTCATCGTCGCGGTTGCCGTCGGGGTCGTGCTTCTGGTGCTGGCCGCCGCTGGGATCCTGAACGGCGACCCAACTCCTGCGCCGCCGTTTCAGGATCGGCCGGTGCGGGTGACCAACCTGCCCGACCCGGTCCCGCCCCCCGCTCCCCCCGCCCCCGACCCGGTCCCGCCCCCCACGGCCCAAGCTGAAAGCAACTACAGCTACGACCCGAAACAGCCGCCCTCGATGGTCGCGTGAAGGCCGGGCCCAAGGCCGCCGTCGAGGCGTCGCGGCTGCCGTTCCGTTCCCGCCACCAGGGCGCCGAGCGGTTCGCCGCGTTCTGCCGCTCCTACGTCGTCGTCCCCAAGGGCCACGGCGCCCGCCGCCGGCTGCGGCTGCGGCCGTGGCAGGTCGAGCTGGTCGCCAGCGTGATGGACGCCACGCCTCGGCCGCGGCTGGCCGGGTGGATGCTGCCGCGCGGCGCCGGCAAGACCAGCCTGACTGCCGCGCTGGCGCTGTATGACGTGCTGCTGGGCGCCGAAGGCGCGTCCATCGTGGTGGTGGCCACCGACGAGCGGCAGGCCGGGCTGTGCTTCCGCACCGCCGCCCGCATGGTCGAGCTGCACGAGGCCCTGACCGCTCGCGTCCAGGTGTATCAGGACCAGCTCGTCGTGCCCGCCCGCGGCGCGTCGTTCATGGTCCTGCCGGCCGTGCCGAAGCGGCTGGAAGGGCTCGACTACACGTTGGCCATCCTGGACGAGTTCGGCCGCATGGACCGTGAGGTGTACGAGGTCGTCATGGGCGCCAGCGGCAAGCGGCCCTACTCGACCGCTATCGGCATCGGCACGCCGCCGCCGGACCCGCACGAGTCGGTGCTGACCGCCATCCGCCAGTACGTGGCCGAGCATCCCGACGACGCGTCGGTGGTCTGGCGCGAGCACTCGGCCGCCGGGTTCACCGACCACCCGGTGGACTGCCGCCACTGCTGGACGCTGGCCAATCCCAGCTTGGGCGACTTTCTGGCCGAGGATGGCTTGGTCGCCTGTCTGCCGCCGAAGATGCGCGAGTCCAGCTTCCGCCGGGCGCGGCTGTGCCAGCTGGTCGACGAGCTCGACGAGCAGTGGCTACCGGCGGGCGCCTGGGACGCCTGCGCCGACCCGACCCGGTCCATCCCGGACGGCGCCGACGTGGTGCTGGCGCTGGACGGGTCGTTCTCGGGCGACACCACCGCCCTGGTCGGCGCCACCGTCGAGCCGCGCCCGCACGTGTTCGTGGTCGATATCTGGGAAGCCCCACCCGGCGCCGTCGACTGGCGCGTGCCCGTCGTGCAGGTCGAGGACGCCATCAGAGCCGCCTGCCGACGCTGGCGCGTGGCCGAGGTCGCCGCCGACCCCTACCGCTGGCAGCGGTCGCTGCAGGTGCTCGACCAAGACGGCATCCCGGTATTCGAGTTCTTCCAGACGGCCGCGCGCATGGGCCCGGCGACGGCCGGGGCGTACGAGGCCATCACCGACCGCGAGCTGACCCAGGACGGCGACCCGCGGCTGGCCCGCCACGTCGGCAACTGCGTGCTGCGCACCGACAGCCGCGGCGCCCGGCTCAGCAAGGTCGACAAGCACAGCCGGCGCCGGATCGACGCCGCGGTGTGCATGGTGATGGCCCGCGACCGGGCCGCGGTCCTGGCCGGCGACCGCGGGCCGTCCATCTACGTCTGAGCGTCTCCGCGCCTGGACCACTCGGCGAGCCGGGCGGCCCAATGCGACCAGACCAGCGGGCACGCGGCGACGCCGTCAGGCACGTCGGCGCCCAGCCGCCTCGCCTGCTTGACCGCGGCGTCCGCGAAGCCAGCCAGGTTCCGCACGTCGCCGGCGAGTTGGGCGCGCTGCTCGACCTGCCTGCGCCGCTTCCATCGCCTGACCACGCGACCGCTCCCCTCGGCTGGCGGCGACGGGCCGTCCGAGACTTGGGGGTCGACCGGCCGGCCCGTCGCGTTCTCCCGTTCTACCTCCCTGCGTCGTAGTGAGTCAATACGGGACACACAGAGACGAGATGGTGAGATGCTCGCCCCGGTGCGGCAACGTGCGCCACAATGCGGCCGTCCGAGACTTGGGGGTCGGAGATGCCGCAGGACGATGACGTGCTCCTGAACAAGACCCAGCTCGCCGAGCTGCTCGGCGTGTCCCGCCGCACCGTCGACCGGATGGTGGCGGCCGGGACGGCACCGCCGGTAACCCTGCTGCCGAGCGGCCGGCGTCGCTGGCGCAAGGGCGACGTCCGCCAGTGGCTCGCGGAGCGCCGCGCGCCCGAGTAGCTCGGGCAACACCGGGGCAACACCGGGGCAACACCGGGGCGACGAATCGGCGTGACGTACCGAGTCACGGCAGGTATCGACGTGACGCCGCGAGCGTTACTGTTCCCGCAGCTCAGCGGCCGGATTCGTTCATCGCCGCAGCGTGCGGTAGGGGAGTGCGAATCACGAGACAGGGGAGTTCGAGTCTCCCCACCTCCACCAGCAGGAGCAGGTCACCGACCTGCTCCTTTGCCGTTCCCAGCGGCGCCAGAAGCGGGCTCGGTCCGCGCTGGGTCCGTAGTGGTGTCCGTGTAGGT